GTAATCAACCCGTTACTTGTAAAATACCTGAACTGACTTTTTTTCTTGATAACTACAGAGTTCAGACATCTCAAGTCGTATGTGTCTTGTATTTCATTTACAAGTCTTTGGACTTGCTTAGAGATACTTGCGATATTGACGTCACCGATCTTATCAGTACCACTAATGGTTCTAATACCATCTTGAGCCAAGAAGAGGATGTCACCATTGATTTCGATAACACTGTCACTGGCAATACAACCAATGTTCTGAGCTACGTCTTGGATTACGAAGTCAGTGTTATCAAGAATGATTTTCTTGATGTTTTCTTCACCAAAGACATACAATGTATCACGGAATGGTTTAATTTGGTTGACAGTGAAACCACTAACGATTTGACCACCACCAGCAGCAGCAGTCCAAGTAAATATGTCCTCAGGAGCAGAGTTTACTACGAGACCGGGATAGTTTACGTCCCCCGAAAGGAATACAGTGTTCTTGAACAACGTGACATAACTAGGCGCATCAATAATTTGATTACCACCCGGACTACCTGAACCACCAGCATTACTCGATAGAAGTTGATACCAAGTCGCCCCATCGAAGACCATTGCTGGATTTACACCATCCACAAAAACGATATAAGATGTAGCACCAAATACAACCTTCTGGGCTCTGATTTTGTATACAGTGCCATTCGCATTTGTAGTCACAGGAGAAAATCCCGGGGCATAAGCAGTCCACCCTACACCTGAAGTGTAGTAATAGAACGAATAAGTGCTAGAGATAACCTGTTTTCTTGCAGCAATTACGGTGTTGTTAAAGATAAATATCCCTAGGATACTATTTTCAGCACCAAAGTCATCGACTCTTCGGAAGTCTTCGTCTAGGGCTGCGTATCCATCAAGACGCTTATATCCTCCATAGAGACCGACTTCATAGTTTACGAGTTCTGATGCAGCTCCGGGGGAGTTGACATCTAGTGTCAAATGGTTCTCAGATGTATCGAGACCACCTTGGCATACAACTGTGAGGTATTCAAGATTATCCATTATCGCCTACACCAATCTCTGATACCGTTTCCTGATTGACCACCATAGTTAATCACTGTAGAGGTCATTGAATCTTTACGAGGCATGAGTGTGTACTTCATATCAGCGAGAGCTTTCTCTGCTTCTGCTGTCCACAACTGTGCTTGTTCTATGTTATCCTTGAACATATAGAAATGCTTCAAGGCAAAATTAATAATTACGTAGTCGAATCGACTTGGAATATCTGTCTCATCATCGTGAGCAGACAGTCCCGGAGAAACCTTGTAGTAATCAAAATCTATAACGAATTCTTCGTCGGGATTAGGGGATACACCAAAGCCACCGAAATCACTGTTAGTGGGTCCAGCAGTCACAAAGACATACATAGGAGCGCCTCTACCATCAGTAGAGTTATCTTCGTCTTCTGCCCTAAGGCTTCTGAGCCAGTCATCACGACGGATAAGTCTCAGTGGAGTAGTATTGATGTTAAAGGTTGTAGACTTCTGAATCCTAAAGCTTTCCCAATCTACGGCATTTGTTTCATTTGGGTTAGTAAATGGGAAGTTGTATTCAGTAGTTCCAGCAGTGAGAGTCACTGACCCCGTTTTAAATGCGAAGGGCCAGCGATGCTCTTTGTTGTAAATTTCTTGAACCGCAGCTTCGATACAATCCTTAGCTGTAGCTTGAGTGCTTTCAGCAGAAGCAAAAGTAGACATCGTTAACTGTACTTCTAGAAGACGGCGCAAAAGCTTATTAGTTAGTTCTAGAAATGTTGACATATTTAGATCCCGAATTTGATTCTGATGAAAGTAATTACTTCACTGGCAAAATATAAAGCGACGGCACCAATCGTACTAAGCACCATAAAGATGCCTGTAGTCTTGTTTGCCCAATTGTCGAATTTCTTGACTGATGCTTTAATTTCCTTGATATCATCTCTTAGATAATCAACCTCTTGTTTGAGGTTTTCTATAGTTGACTCAAGTTTACCAATTGAATATTGTGTCTGTAGATCATCCATTGATCACTCCTAAAAAGACTCCGGGAGTTTTACCCCCCGGAGTGATTACAAGTGATTAACTGCCGAGAGCAGCGAGACCAGCACGATCAGCAGGGTCAACGTCTACGCAAACGATGCTGACAGCAACCTTACCACCCGTTACAGTACCCGTCTGGGTAACGAACAGAATGTCAACAGTACCGGCAGTCGTATATACGTAGGGTTCATTGACACCCACAGGGGTAGCCCAAGAGCCTACAGCAGCAGCATCGAAGTCCCAACCGTCTACGAAGTTATCGACGTCAACACCAGTAGTACCGATGTCAAAAGTCAAGTCCGTAGAAGTACCGGTCATAGCGGAAATCTTCTTTGCAGTACCAGCAAGGACCATAGCACCAGCAGGGATATTAATTACCTGAAGTACGTCGCCCTGTGCGAGAGCGCTACCCTTAGTCGTAACAGCAACCGCGAGGTCAACAGTACGACTAACGACATAAGCTCGCTTAGCGGCAGCGGCCTGAGACGGTGCGGATACACCATCACCATCCCAAGTTGCCAGATCAATAGTAGCCATATTTTATTCTCCTTTTTCAGTTATTACTGATTGATGTTATAGATTGCACGAACGAGGCCCTGCGGACGCAGGATCTTACGACCGTACATGTGGAGACCACGAACAATATCAGCAAACGAATCGTGAGAACGGAAGCTCTCGGTCTTGTTAAGCTGCTCGGCGGAAGCGAGTGCAGACTTGTGGCCTGCTACGATAACACCGTAGTTAGCGGACGAACCGTTGTTGTCGGCAGTGCCCGGACCAGTACCAATTGCAGGGAGGTTGTTCGAGGAATAGATCTCGAAACCACGTACCTTGTTGGACATGATCTTGCCATTAGCAAGAGCTTCAGAACCCTGGTAGTCATGATTCATGAACTTCGAATTCTCATCGCGGAGAATTTCTTCGAAGACCGGATCAACAACAACCCAACGACCATCCTTGTCTACGTTCTGGAGGTCAAGCAGACGACCCATACGAGAAAGAACAGCAAGCGGGGTAGCATCGTAAGTACCAGAAGTACCGATAGCGATGGAGTCAGAAGCAGAACCACCGGATACGAAGTTAGCACGAGCCAGCTTCATGGTAGACAGGAGTTCGTCACTGTCAGCGGTAGATTCGGACTTAGTACCAACAGCGGTCGTACGAGCGGTCCAGAGACCAGTACCACCACTTGCAACGTCACCACCGTATTCGAAGCCACTTGCGTAACCAAGGATGTCTTGGTCGAACTTGTCAGCAAGGCGGTAAGCTGCACGGTTACTTGCGAGGGATTCCCAATTGATATGGGAGTGCTTCTTTTCGATGTCATCGACCTGGAACTGGAAGTCATTGGCACGATCGATAATCAGCGTAAAGCTGTCATCGAAGAGTTCCTGACTCGTCATCTGCTTACCACGGGAGTAAGCGTTAACGATGATTTCGGGTTCCTTGATGATTACGACAGAGTCACCAAAGTTAGAGATATCACCAAAATAGTCGTTGTTAGTAATTTCCGAGGCAACTGCCTTCTTACGAAACTGCTTCTGAACGGTCTTGGAGTAGATAATCGGGGACCAAATCCCCGTGGGGAGCTGGCCGTAGCCAACTGCTGAACGAAATGCCATATGCATTCTCCTTTGAGTTTGTTAGTATTTTTGTGAAATTGGATAAATACTAATACTTAAAGGGCTATTCTTGTTAGGTATCCTTTGTCATCCATGACTCGGGGGCTACAAATAATAGGTGTCTTTATGCGTTTGTATTCTGTAGTTCGATAACCGAGAGGTTATCTTAAAAAGATATTAGCGAGCACCACCCGAAATATCTAGTTCGACTTTACCCTGACGTTGAGCAGCGAGGACTTTGTCACCATGGATTTCCCAATCCTTGTCGGACATAGCTGCAATCTGGGATTCTGAATAAAGGAACTGACCTGAGCGTTCGTCAACACTCGGACCACCCTTGTTCGGTCGTACTGCTCTTGCAGCGGACCGGTTATCTGGAAGTTCCTCTTCTTGAGGTGCCTTCCGCTGCTTCAATGCCTTGTACTTGTCAATGACAAAAGCAGCATTATCTACATCAAGCTTTTTATAGATATAGTCTTGATGAATCTTTGATTCGCTCATTAGCCAATCGTGGAAATCAGTATTACTCGGGTTCAGAATTTCATCCATATCAGGATGTAGTTTCCTGAGAGCGTTCTTAGCCTTTTCGATCTTGATTTCATTACTCTGGGACTTCAAGTCCTTTGTCTTTTCAGAAACTTCTCGGTTGATCAAAACCTTCATGACTTCAGAGAAATCAGGGTATTCTTCCATAAAAGCACGAAGATCTTCTTCAGTCTTCGGGGGCTTCATCTTCCCAGATGAAACATCTTGAATTTGCTTTTCTAGTCGAGCGATTTGATCTTGGAATTGAGCCTCTTTTTGACTCGAATGTCTCCGTAGGTCTGCGTATCGTTTGGACCAATTTTCATCTTCAGGGGTCTTGGGGACTTCCTTGACGATTTGTTCTTGCTGTTGCTGAATCTCATCTTCTTCGAGTTCAGCTTCAATACGCGGATTCTTATAAGGTGTAGCCATTTGTATTCTCCTGTGGGGTCCCAAGTAGTTCCATTATGGAAGGTTTGGAGTAGCCGTTGAGCGATTCTTAATTAGTTACCAAAGACCGGGTTTGAAGCCGGAAGTATCTACACCAGTGGGGTTTCCACCGGGGCCTGTAGTTACTGTTGTATTCTTTGGGGCAGTCGGAGCATCCGGGAATGAATTCTTATCCACGCCATCGAATTGCCCTTTTGCAGTCTGTTGTTGGTTTTGTACACCAAAGAGACTGGAAAATAGTGATTTAGCAGCAGTCTGCAGATTTGACAAAAACCCTTGTGGGTGTGCTTGTTTATATGCATTCTGAGCATTTTGTTTTTCTGCTACTGTAGCCTCCCTAGCTGTTGGATCGAGTTCATTTCTCATCCTAGCTTCGTTAGGCGTCAGAGTTCCTCTACCTACTGGGTCAGTTGCTTCAAAGCTTACTGGAGTAGAACGAGTCTTTCCAACACCATCAGTGACGGCTTGGTCTCCAATATAGCCCTTCTTGTCCATGAGGACACCACCAAGGTTTTGTAGACCCGTGGGTTTCATGAAACCAAGAGCTTCTTTTTGCTTATTGACTTGAACAGTATTGTTTGCGTTGATACCGACGTTAGCAGCAGTTCCAATCAATCCTAGTGGTCCGGGAAGAAATCCTGCAAAACCGAGGGCTGCAGGCTTGTTGATATAGGAACTGTCGCTAGTCTTAAGTGCGGCTTGGATGTTGGTGTTACGATCATTACCACGATTTACATCAAGGACTTGATCAGTAACCGAAGCTTTGTTTGTTTCTTTGGTAATGTCTGCCCCAGTTTCAGTCTTCTGAACATCCTGAGGAACATTATCACTCTCAATAACCGTATAACCCTTGGGGTCATTGATTTGCTTATTAGTGTCAGCATCGACAAAAACAATCTTGGTTTTACCGTTGATGTCTCTGACAAGCTTCTTGAGAGCAAACTTTTTCTTAACAAAGCCTAGGTCTTGATTGAGGTCGGGTGGTGTATTATTAGATGTATCCATCCCAACCTCCTACACCATCATCACCAGCAGATGTAAATCCACCACCACTACCACCTGTATTATCAGATGAAGAATCAGAGTCAGAACTCGTAGATGTGGAGTCTGGCTTGCTTTCACCTGTATTAGTGTTAGTACTGAAACCGTCTGCCCCAGCATCTGGTGATGTGCCAGTTGGGGAGCTGCTTGGTGCTTCACCCCCGGGTTCACCGGAGAATCCTTCACCATCTCTTCCGGGGCCTGTATCAGAGACACCGTCGGTTGTACTATTATTAGTTTCAGAATTCATACCTGTATCCTTAGCAGCTTCAGCTTCATTTTGGATACCAGCAAAACTAGGCGGAGAGTCTGCTATACCAGTGGAACTTGGAGCACTCCAAGCCGTATCAGCAGTATTGTTTATACTACCTGTAGGGTCTACACTAAAGTTCGACGGAGCATCAACTGATTGGTCTTCTTTGACATAGTCTCCGAAACCCTTAGCAGTGTAATCCCTTTGAGCTTGCATACCAGCATCGAAGTTAGTAGCATTGGCTTGGTCATTTACACTAGGGGCTGTAAATCTGTCCATGTCTTCAGGAGCAATACTAGGAGTACTGAACCTGCCGGACTTAGTGATATCAGCAGCAGTGAAACCATCTCTGGTTGTCTTGCCAATAGCACCAGCATCAGATAACCCATCTCTGGTTGTCTTGCCAATAGCACCAGCATCGGATAGCCCATCTACAAGTCCAGAATCAATCTCATTCCTCTGAGCATTCATCCCTGCAGCAAACGAAGTCTCATTTGACTCATTAAATCCCGGCATTCTTGTCTGAGACACATCTGTAGGAGCAAACCTAGAAGACTTATCGACGTCTGCGGTTGTAAACCCAGTGTCATCTCCAGTATAATCCCTTTGGGCATTCAATCCTGCAGCAAGACTGGAGTCAGGAGTA